TTGTTTACTGCCTTTTCAAACTCCGCCAGTGTTGGCTTTGCACCACGATCTAAACACATCTTAACACCTTCTCTAAATCCTGCTCGCCATGCTTGCTTGGGTGTACCATTTGGGTATGTTGTGCTGTAGCAGTTGTGCATTGCTATGTACTTGGGATCAAAACAAAACTCCACTGCTGTGTCATCACTTCCGTCACTGGCTTCGTGTGTTTGCATGTTGTTTACAAAAGCACGTGACCAAACACTCAATCCACCGTTGCCGTAACGTAGTCCATTTATAACATTTTTTGCTTTCCAACGGAATGCTCCGTCTTTGAATGCTGGTTCTATTTCCAACTGTAGGTTAAAGAACTCTGGATCTGGTAAGTTATCTCCGTCGATCAATACAAACCATTCTGTATTACTTTTAGCTGCCGCGGCTTTGTGTGCGGCGTCACTACCTTTTACTCCGTCAACACGATCTGCCCAAGGCACCATGTTTTGTATTTGTATCCAAAACTCTTCTTTCTTGGGCTCGTCATAACTTAGATAAATGCAATCTAAGTCTGCTATGTCAATAATTTGTGTATCCATAATATTCTGTGTTGTTGTAGATTTCGTCTTGCTCTAACAATAAGCCTGCGTGGTTCTTTACTACTTGAAAATCACCTTCACCTTGCACTAGTTGTCGTTTGTATCCTGGATTAAACACTTTTACTTTTAGTTCACCGTCTTTTACTCGTGCATATTTGTGCATGTTTTCATATTCATCTTGTTCGACAACAATGTAATCGCCCTCCAAGTGCGGCTCTGTCATTGACTGGCCTACAATGTTTCCCTTATCGTCATGGTATACTCTGTACTCCTTTACTATTTCCTTAGGAGTATCAACCAGTGCATTAACTTCTGCTAAAAACTTTTCAAGCTCGTTCATACTGTTCAATAAGTTCTTGTGTACACCATTCTTTTACATGATAGTGTACAGGGTTAAGTTGATTGATGTTGTTGATCCTGATTACTGGTGGATCTGTTTCGCACATGACTGTGTCTGTCCATTTGCTCGACCCAGACCATCCTTGTATATGTGGTTTCATGTGTACAAAGTTGAAGTAATCCAAACTGGGTATTGTGCAATTTTCAACACCATACATCTTAGCGGCAAGTGCATACACAACATCAGTGCTGGGACGCTCTTCCCTGCAGTTTATCAACACATTGTCTCTAATATGACTATAGTGTTTATACAAAGTGCGGGCAAGTTGAAAAAATTCAGTTGCCTCACGTGTAAATCTAAAATACATCATACCATTGTAGATGTTTGGCAAGTCGTTGTCAACCCAAAATTTTCTGTATCCAGTGTCAACAACCACTTGATCTTCTAAGTTTCTGCAATGCGTTGCGAGCACAACGGGTTTTAATCTAAGCGCATTCCACCAGTGATCTACATTGCGTGTGAACAACAAATCCGCTTCTACTTTGATTGTTTCTTTAAAAGGCGAACTTGAGAACAGGTCTGGTTCTCGTTCCATGGGCCAGTCTGTGTCTGGTACAGTTCTAACGTAATCGAACACCTTGCTCTGTTTGTCTGTGATCAAGTCTTGTGTGTTTGAGTCTACTGCTACACAATATCGTGCGTCGGGCATTACCAACTTTATACTTAATGCTTGCAAGTAAGCCATTTCCAAATAGTCTGCACCTATTGCTAAGGTCATAAATCCTTGCTGTTCTTTGTGATCAAACATCAAGTATTTCCTCAACAAACTCTTCAAATGCTTCGCTAGTCAAAAAGTTCTTGTCCATAACATGTACGTTGTGCTTTGGTATGGTAATTGCTAAATCGTTAAGTCGCACAATAATCTTATCTTTTAAATTTGTGTCCATGCGCACAACTTCTTGTACCACAGTAAACATCTTCCACGGAATAATGTTTTTAGACGTGGAACAATAGCCATTTAGTATTATATTGGCCATAGCAAAAGAGTAATCATTGCGATAGCTTGTGCCATCTACCATAAACAAGTTTCTGTAATAAGCCCAGTTGCGCTGTATACGTCCCACAAGATCAAAAAACATCTTGCTACGTGGACATTTTCTGAACATTACCACAGTGGCCCACAAGTAAGGCAAACTTACCTGGCCCATACGTGCTGGCATGGTTTCTGCACTGCTGTTGCTGTTTTCCATAACACGATAATCGTAATCCAGTTCCATCAACTTTAGTAAGCCATTGTCTAATACCAAGTAGTCTGTGTCTATCAGTAGTGTGTTGTCATATGGACTATGTTCGTATGCAGTATAACGACCATGATTCTTCCACTGTTTTACTTCTTTAGATATGTGATCGTTTCTAAAGTTGTTGCCTGTGTAGTCAACACGTACAACATGATCATAATCATGCTCGGGTTGTGACTCTGTATCAGTTACCAACGTGATAGGCAAATCGAGATGCTGTTCTACCAGTCGTGCAGAAAGATCTGCAATGCGGACATAGTCAACATCAACAGTGTTATGAGCAAAAAATACTACACCTTTAGACTCTGCGGAGTCTTCTAAGTTCATTATATTGTTGATGCCAGTCATTCATTACCGCTTGATATCGTTGTTGGGCTAATTCTAAGAATTCTGTTCTATCTACTTTGATTGGATTCTCGTATGTGTCTTCTATGTACATTTCATCACCGTTCCACGTCGCCACAAATGCTATCAGCTCAGGTGTGATCTTGAACAACCCATTACCGTATGTCATGTGCAACTCTGTTTGAATGTGTTCTCTTAGAGTGCGTCTGTTGGCCTGATAATCCGTGGCCTGCTTGATTTCTGCAACTATGTTGTCTATTTCTGTCATGGTATTATATAAGAAAAATGGATAAGCATATTATACTGCCTATCCATTCTTTTGTCAACTACAATTAACTATTAACCAATAGTTACTGATCCCCAAGTATCAGCCAAACCTGACGCTGTTTCTGGGTCAGTGAAGTTTAGTGCTGATGTAAAGTTTACGTTAACATTGTCGTTAAAACCACCACTACTGGCTGCACCACCTGTCACTGTTATTGTCCAAGTAACGATCGTTCCTACGTCACCATTTGCACCTTGTACACCGTTTGATTTTACACCAACAGTAATAAAGTCTGATGTGTATGGAGTATATGCCGCACCTGACTCGTCGACTCTTGAAATTATTTGGTTACTGGTTGTTAAATCATAGTAACCAATGGTTAAATCGTTTGTGGTTTCTGTCTCGCCTGATCCTGTACGTCCGCCGTTACCGGCTGCTCTAAAATCTGCAACACCGCCAACTGCTGTTATTAAACTTAGTATCTGTGCGCCGCCACCTGTACCACCTGTGTTTGCACCTGCGGTTAGTACTAGGTTAAGTTCGCCGCCTGCGTTGAAGAAGTAACGTGCTTGGTCTGCACTGGCAAAAGTTGCTGTGCGTGTAGCTGTGAATGTAAAAGTACCGTCTGCATCGACTATATTGTGTGTTGTGCCTGCGTCAGTTGTGGTTGTGCCTTGTGCATTAAAATTTGTACGGTTTGTATAAAAAGTATCAATACTGCCCTCTATACTTGCTAAAAATTGAACCACATCACCCGCAACTGGTGCAACATCACCTGTGGAATTGCCAACTTGGTGGTTACTAACAATGTTCACTTTGTTAACCAGTGAAGCCCACTCTGTTGCACTAACTGTATCGCCAGCAGTTTTGGTGGTAACTGCTGTTTGCCCGTATCCAGCATCGCCGGTACCTGTGGACCATACTGTATTGAACTTATTACTGCCATTGAGTAGATTGTTGTAATCGGTTGCTTCTATTAATCCACCTGATTCGTATGCCATGCATTAATCCTTTGTACTTTTAACTATTTAGTTTAACAATGGCTTCAACTACGCCTTCGCCATCATCTAATTTATTTTGTAATGATCTTCCAATCACATTAAATGCTGTAACTTCTGATCTGCTGCCTGCACGAGCTAATCCGTTTCCTGCGGCAACCAATCGTTGCCCTTTCTTGACTGGGCCAACTACCCTAACTGGAACACGACCATTTACTGCAACTGCTGGGTGTGTTGCGTCAGTACCAGCACTACTGTTCATCAAATATGCTGCCTTGGTACTGATAACACCAAACACATCATCACTTAATGCGTCTGATGCCGCTGTAATTTCTTCTGCCCCACCTAGTGCAACAACTGTGCCTGCTGGGTATGCTGAATCACTAGCAAAACGCTCTGCCAAGTCAGCATATTGTGCTTGTAGCGAAACACCATAAATTGTGTTGAATCGCATACCGTTGCTTCCCAAGTTAACAGTATTACCCACAGTAGGAAATACTGAATTGGCAATGTAAATGTCTGTTACGTTAGCTCTTGTAGTGGCTACATTAGCACTAAACAGGTTGCCTGTAAAGCTGGTTTGGCTAATTACATTACTCCAACGGTTGGTAACATTACCCAAAGTGTATGTAACATTTGCACTTGGGTTTACGTTTGCTGTAAATGTAGTTGTTCCGACGCCGCCACCTAATCTTGTGTCAACATAGTCTTTGGTTGCTACTGAGAAACCGCTTGAGCTTGCTGTTGGAGTTGCATATACTTCTGCAAGGCCTGATGTTGCATTACCTTTGAAGAAGTTAGTGTCAACACTACCTTTGTTTAAACTGAATATTACATCTTTGTTATTTGTAAGTCCTTTGACATGCAATTGATCAGATGTAACTAAAATTTGTCCGTCGCTTCCTGCGCCAACTGTTAGGCCGGAATCGTTTGTTAATGATACTGCACCATTAATTGTTTGTGCTCCAACACCACCGTTTAATATGATGTTATCAACACTAGTAGCTGAACTATCACCTGTTCTAAATATACCTAAAGTTGAGCTTGCGTTACCTTGGAATGCATTGTTTGCAATTGCTGTTGATAGGTTCAATCCAGGCTTGATAGTTGCAAAGCCTGAAACTGTTGTTGTAAAGTCTGATTCTTTACTCCAAATAGCAACTAGAGTATTGTCTACATATATTTTTACAACAACGTATGTTGCGCTTGGGCTTACTGAAACAATAGTATCCGGAATAGCACCAGTATTACCTGTTGAGCTTGTCGCAACTGGTCCTACTGTAGTCCAACTGGTTCCGTTATATACTTTAAGTTGAAGATTGCTTGTGTCCCACCACTGTTCGCCAGTTACTGGGCTATTTGGTGCGCTTGCACTGCTAGACATTGTTGCTAGTGGTTTAAATACTTGGCTTGCGGCACCTTTTGCTGTTGCTGTGTTGATTTTCATTAACTTGGTGCTGGTGTCCCACCATAACTGTCCTGGCAATGGGCCAGTTGGGCTTGAACCGTTAGCAAAGTTTTCCACAATGCGAACAACATTTTGATTTAAAAATGTACCGTATCCTGGGTAGTTTTTACCAACAAGTGTTAAACTTGTGGTTGTATTATCGATAGTACCATCGGCTAAGCCTCCTGATATCAGCTCTGCACCGTTGGTTTGTGTAATATTGTATGCCATTTTAAGTTTTCCTCAACTTTATTATTTATGCGTATTTAAATCTATTAATTTGTTTAACTAGAGTAGCTCCTAACTACTGTTCCATAGTTCCCACTTGCTATTGGTAACTCTATATCTCCGCGACCGGAATCTTCTACTTTTCTCCAGGAACCGTCAACTTTTATCTGTGCTTCACTAACAGTTTTCCAAGCTCCACTTACTTTAACAAATATTTCTGGAACCTGCTTCCATTCTCCACTTACTTTAGTAGATAGTATTCCTACTGGTTCAATTTCTAATACTATGCGACCATCTTGTCCGTTACCACCACCACTTGATCCGCCGCCTGCAAACCCTGATTTGTAGTACAACGTACCAACACCTGTTGATGCACTATTGGCGGGAAAGTTGCCACCTGTTTTACCAGGATCAGCTGGAACATCTTGGATACTGCCTTGGGACACAGGGCCGCCCCTGCCAGCTGGCTGGTAAAAAGTTATACTGTTTGTTTGGCCTCCTGTACCACCTGGATAACCACCCCCTCCGGCGCCACCGCCTCCACCGTCGCCACTTTTGTTTTTTCCGTTCATGCCTCTATAGTCTGATGGTGTTGCACCTATGACATTGTTGCCAATTGATGCATCGGGGTTAAATGCACGGAAAAGCCCGGCACCGCCACCGCCACCTCCACCGCCTGCTATTAAAATAGGAGTGCCGTTGAGAATCACAACGGAGGCGCCTCCTCCTCCGCCACCTGCTCCTGATGCTCCTCCGATACCTGCTCTTCCACCTTCACCACCGTTGAGTGATAGTGTAGAATTACTGTTTATGTTTGTCCTGCCTACTCCACCAACGCCACCGAGTGGACCTCTTGGCATATCACCTATGCCACCAGCACCACGTTGACCGACTGCTACTTCTAGCGTGTCGCCTGCTGATGCTGTAAAAGATAATGTATTGTACAGTCCCGGCGATCCTACTCCTCCACGACTGAAGGCATCATTTCCGCCACCCCCGCCACCGCCACCCCATATATGGGCAGTAATAGACGCATCAACCGGCAATGTGGTTTGGTACCTACCGTTTGCGGCAGACTGCACAGTTAAATTGTTTGCTAAATTGTAGTTATTTCCGCCTGCAGGTGCTGTGACTGTTGCGGCAAATCCAGCTGGACCACCCGAATTGGCTACCTGCCAGGTAAATTTATACCTTGTACCTGCAACAAATGTTTTTGTGACTGAAAATATATTACCCCACCAGTTGCCACTTAGGACTTGCTCACCATTAAAGGTTCCACCAGTAATAGACCAAGTAAAATTATTATCACATGTTGCTTGTAATGTATGTTCTCCGGACTCTGTTGGGATATAGTATCTAATAATTGTATGTGTCTCTACACCATTATTATAGTTAGGCCACACTCCGTTATCTGATAAAAAGTTAGGCCAGGTACCGTAAAGACTTCTCCTTACCAGATTTGTTTTGCCTGTTGGTAAAGGATCTACTAGAAATTCTAATACAGTTAGCCTAGTGCTCATGGGGTATACTTAAACCAAATGTCTCCGTCGTCACCATCACTCACAGTTGGGTCTGCTGTGCTTACAAATTTTCTACTACCGTCCCAGAACACACTACGTGTCATCACATACTGTGCTGTGGCAACCTGTGTGGTATTGGCACCGAATGTTGGTGTTGGTGCAACAGGAGTTCCTGTAAATGTCGGTCCTGCTGTGTCTGCTTTTAGGTTAATATTTGCACTAAGTGCGGCAGTTTGTGCAAGGTTAACGCTATCAAGTCTAGTAGATAATGTGCTTATACTTGTGTTTGCGCCAGTAACATTAGCATTAATTGTACTAATACTGGTATTTGCATAAGTTTGGAATGCACCAACATTGGCATTTATACCAGGAACGGTTGTTCCTACCACTGTACCCAAGTTTGCACTTGTGCTGTCTGCTCTAGTGTTGGAAAATGTCTGGTACGAACCAACATTGGCTTGTGTGGTATCTATTTCAACATTGGCTGCTGTTATGTTTGCTCTAAGTTGTGATTCTTCATTTGTTCTTGTAGCAAGATTTGCATTTATGGTTGCTACATTTGCTGTCATTGCTACACTGGCATCGTATCTATTCTTGGCGTCAATGCTGTCAACTTGTAGTTTTGGGGTTATTCCGAATTCTGCTGTGGCGTTTGCTGATACACTTACTAATCCTGTACTACCGTCAATATTAAGTACATTGGTATAGGTTCCGCCTACGTTAGCAAAGAACGCAACATTACCATCGGTATTTGTGTTAGTAATGTTTACTAATCCGCCTACTTCTTTAATTTCTAAGTTGCCACCACCGCCAACAGTTAAGTTGCCAGATACATCAACATTACCTTTGAGATTTGACCCTACTGCAACCCAGTCTGTGCCATCATATACTTTGATGTTTTCCACTGTTGCATTAGCGTCGTACCAAAGTTGTCCTTTGATTGGATTAGCAGGAGAAGTAGTAAAAGAAAAGTTTTCTAGTAGATGAACAAAATTCTCGTTAGTAGCATCACCGTAGTTTTGAACTAGACGCCCAAATAACGTAATACTGGTACTGGTAGTATCCTTAGTGCCATCTAATACTACAATTGTTGATCCGTCTGTTTTGTTTACATTATATGCCATTGTTTATTACCCTTGGCTAGTTAAGTTAGTCAGTGTTTGTATTCTAACTGTGTAGTCAATCTGTATCAATCTGTTGAGTGACTTTTGTACAGGGTGGAAAACAACATGTGTTAGCAATTTGCCTGTTGTTGCTAATCCACTTGTACCGTCTGTGCTTCTTGCTTTAAGTCCAAGCTCATCAAATGTGTATGTGTCATCAAGGGTAGTTGAATTGTCAAATGCGCTTTGTCCTGTTGGCTCGCCATAATCAAGCAAGCAACTTACTACTATATCTGTGTATACTCTACCTGGTGTATGTCTAATTTCCATCTTGTTGCGTGTAGGATCAGCATTAAGTGTACTGGTATTGTCTACAATTTTAGCAAAAGTTGGATTGTACAAGTTACTGTTGCTGGTATTGGTATTGCTTGGCAAATAGTTGATGACCCCTGTTGGGTCAACACTAGTACCACCGTTACCAAAGTGCATTTCGTAAATGTAGCTTTGTCCTTTATTGGCTAAGTTGTATGCTATTGCTTCACTGATGTTTTCGTAGTGTATAGCATTGCGTTTGTCAATAAAGACTTCCCCAGACTCTGGGTCAAAAATCTTAATGTGTCCTTGAACGTGTAAACCACCGTGTTCGTCTGGTTTGCGCTCAAGTTCCGATTGTTCAGGTATGTTTTGCATATTAGTTTTTTCCGTGTCTAGAGTATTTATCTGGGGTTTAATCATGGAGTATAACTCCTCTCTGCTTTGATGAATTCGGCCCACTCGGTGGTGCTAGAATCTAGTGTATCACCAGTTCCGTATGCTTTCCATAAGTAGTCCTGTTTAATTGTTTTGCCTGTTACACTTACGTTACCAGTGCTGAGTACTTCACCTAGTATGTTGAGTGCAGTAACATTGGCTGTGGTTGTGGTTCCATTGATGCTTACATTGGCATTTGCAATTCTCAAATTACCATCAACAAAGTCCACAGCAACCACATTGGCATTTGCAACAGTCTCTAGTATTCTAACATTTGCTGTAGGTGCAGTCATGGTCATGTAGTCACCAATGTTAGCACTGATTGTGTTGTTTAAGGACACACGCCATGTAACGTTGGCAGCAACTTTCTTTTCGCCTGTTAGCGAATCTGTTGATGTTAGTGCTATGTTTGGTAACTGTTGTACCAACGAACTGTCAACTACACGTGCATTAGCATAGTGTACATTTGCGCCAGTACCATCAACTCCTCTACGCAACTGTGAAATTGTGTTAGCATATACCTGCTTAACGTTTGCAGTGTTGATGTATGCTGTGGTATTAGCATACACGTTTCCTAATACTAGGAAAACATTACTGCTGTATGTGATTAAACTATCCGTTGCAAACTCAGTGTTGGCTGTCCACACATCAGCAGTAAGTATCTTAGCATCATCGTACTTCTGATAGTAGTAAATCAATTCGCCGTTAATAAACACTTCACCTGGTGCTCCACCAACTCCTGTGCCCGGATCCGGCAGCAAGGCAGCGTTGTCAACAAATATGTTAACATCGTCAAGAGCCAAATTGGCAGTAAGTGTTGTGGTACTGTTTGCACTTATTCTGTAGTATTCCCTGTCACGATCCATTGGTTCAAACACTCTGAATCCATAACTTGCAGTGTTTGAAGCAGTGTTAGTAAACACACGCATTTCAAGTGTGTCGTACATTCTGCCTGGAATCAGTTCTTCTGGTGCATGACTGTTGTAAGCATCCAAGTAGAAACCACCAACAATGTTTATGTCTTCTGGTCTGGTTCCTAGTGCGGTGTCTGTGTAGAAACTTGCAATATTGCTGTCAAGTATGTCATCAATGTATAAGTTACTGATCTTAACGTTAGCAGTACCAGAACTCAGCACATCTCTGACGTTTGCTGTAGTTGCAACACCGTTGACGCTTACAACATTTGCATCTAGTTCTAACCAACCGTACTTTTCTTGTATTACTGCAATATTAGCTGAGTTCGTATAGTTGTTTAGTACTCTTGCATTAGCAGTTGTGTTACTCTGTGTAATATAATCGCCAGCATTAGCACTAATAGTTTCTCCCAAGAATAGTGTAACTACACTTTCAATTGGTTGCCCACTAAGCATCATCTCATCACGTGACAAGCTCACTACTCTAAATGTTGCATTGTTTTCAAAGTTGAAGTTGTCATACATGCCTTCGATTCTAATAGGATCATTTAGATTAAAGCCACGATCAATAAAATCAACCTGCTGTGTGTTTGCACTAGTAATCTTATGTCCTGTGTAGTTGAACCCAATTACATTACTTGTTAGCGTGAAGCTGTTAGATGTAAATGTCTCTCCAATTACTTTGTTGCCGGGATAACTTGTACCAAACATTAATTGATCAATATCTTTACCTGGTCTACCAAAACTAGGTACGTAGTAACTGGTTATTCTGTCCGCGGCACTTAACAACACGTTACCGCTATCAATTTCTGTAAAGCGTGTAAAGTCAAACACACTTTCAGAACTTACATTAGCATTAGTTGCTAGATATGCTGTGTTGTTATAGAATATGATGTTGCCGCTTGTGATGTACAAGTTGCCATCTATCTGTGTGATGCCGTTGCTGTTGAAATCATATTGTTGTACGTAATTGCCCGCATCGTCTGCTACAAACAAGCGTGTACCATCGTGTCTCATGTACATACCAGTTGGATTAGTTGCATTCAAATCTGCTGAATTATTAAGTGTAGCAGTTGATATATCCCATGCAGTTGAAAGTGTGTAACTCCATACTTTGTTGTACTGTTGTCCAGTTACAAACAGTTCTTTACCATCTTCACGGAAGCGCATGCCTGTTGGAGTATTCTCCTCACTGGCTACACTCTTGCTTCGTGTGCTGTAGGTTGCACTGCTTGCTAACCATGGAACACTAAGTTCGTATTCAAACACTGTGTCATTTGCTGTACCTAATACATACATTCTTGTACCATCTGTACTGAACTCAACACTGGTTGCGCTAGTTTCTTCACTGCTTACGCTGATTACTGAAATGTTAGCGGCTGTGTTAACAAACCAAGGGGTAGCAAGTCTATATTCGTAAACGCTGTTGCTGGTGTCACCAACAGTGTACATACGAGTTCCGTCTTCTCTGAAGAACAAACCTTGTATACTAGTATCTTGTACATTTACATTTGCTACAGCAACATTACTTGCTGTTGTAACTTCCCATGGTGTACCTAGTGTGTACTCATAAACACTATCTGACGTATCGCCTGCGATGTACATCTTAGTGCCGTCTGGTTTAAAGTACACATCTGTAACTGTAGAGTCTTGTGGTGCAACATTTGCGTTACCATCAAGTTCTATTCTGTTTAAATCATAACTGTTTGCAAAGTTACCATTTACCACAATAGTGTCTTCGTATGCGGTATTAGCCTGCCATTGTGCTACATTACTGGTGTAAGTGATTCTGTCAAACTTAATAGTACTGTCTATGCTTCTGACTGTGCTGTACGCACCTTGACTATCAAATTCACTGCTTAGTACTGCGTATGCGGTTGCACCTTCACCTGTACCGTTAATTACAACGTTTGGCGTAGTAGTATAGCCGGAACCAGATTTGAGAACAGTTATACTTGTTACGGTACCATCTGCGGCACTAATTGTTGCAACTGCATTTGCTCCTGATCCGCCACCTCCTGATATTTCAACGTTAGGGGCAATTGTGTAGTTTTGTCCTATGTTACCAACAATAATTTCACCAACTTTCAACTTGTAGTTGTCAGCGTATGGCTTATACAAGTCAGCCGTGAAATAGGTACTGTCAGACGCAATTTGTATATTTGGTGAACGGAAGGTATTTTCGTCAGCATACCAACGTGCCGGAATGTCAAAGTCTGTCCAACTACCTGTTGCAGTGTCGGTTTTAGTATAAACAGGTATAAACTCTTTGAGTTGTGTTCTATAAGGCTTTACTTCATTTATGTACTGCTCATAGAAATCTTGATTGTCTTTACTGTAGTTAGGAATCTGCTCAAGTGATCTAATATTATGTAGTACGTCAATGAAACTGGTTTTAAACACCCAGTCTGGGTTTTTCTGTTCTTCGAACACATAATTTATTATTTTGAAGAATAGTTTATTAAATTCAGAAGACAAACTATCAATAAAAATCTGGCTGAACAAACTGTCAAAAATACTTCCAGTTTCTGTACCTGCTTGCTTGTCAAATGCTAAAGAATCAAAAACAGCACTGTCAAAGCCTAATGTAGTTGTTGTGTCGTACAGTGAGGCATTTAGTTTTACTGTGGCATTTTCTGCCGCAATTAAAGAAAGCTGTCCTGTAGTTTCATATCTATATATGGACCAGTTTCCTGCGCCATCATCTAGTATTTTTATGTAGTCGTTGTCTGCTAGTACTAATTTTTGAATGTCGCCATACATGTTAACAGTGTGTGCTATAGCATTACCTACAATGTAAGTACTGTCATACCAATCCGAAGGTGTCCACCACAAGTCTGTTTTATAACTCTGACTACGTATTAAATCAAACTCTCTTGTTGTGCCATTAAATTCAAGCAATGTCCATCTGTTTTCATAACGACTATCTTGTGGAATTAAAATAGTATAACCATCAGCAAAGTCTGTGGTGTCTAAATATTCTACATCTGTGTATGATGCTACTTGTGCATCATAACTAGCAGGAAACGGTTCTTGTGTATACAAACTGGTTGCTGTAGTGGTTAGCAATACTGGATACAGTGCTAACATCCTATTTGCTTCGTTCACAAAAACTTCTAAGGCAGCTGTTCTGTTAACAAATAGTGCTTGTCTAGGTTTAGAAAGTATACCTAGTCTGTCTTGTGGCTTCAATGTAATGTCGGGTACTAGTCTACCTGCACTGTCTTCGCCTCGTAAACTATCACGCAGTTTATCTATCACACGCTGTGGGATAATGCTTGTGGGACTACCTTGTTGTATCAACCCAAACTCATTGTGTATCAGTTGATCGTCATCGATGGTCTGTGTGTCTAAATGCAATACAACATCACTACCTGTAGTCTTTTCGTTTATGTTGTACAAGTTAAGACTGCTAGGAGATGTCAATCCCACGTAAGGAATATTTTGATCTTTGGGGCTGGTTATGTATTGCTCTAACCGGCTAGTGCTGATTTGGCGTTTTGCAATGTTTGCATCAACACCAGATTTTCCACTTACCCAGAAATAGTATTTGCTTACAATGATGCCGGTAGCAGGATCAACAAAAGTTGATTGAGTATAAGCAGAATCATCTGCATTCTTAGGTACACCGTCCCCACCATTGGCTACATATTGACTAGGAAGTACATTACTTTCTACCCATTCATAAATTGTTACTACACTACCCGGGAACAAACTTCCCCAGTTGATACTTCTATACAATAGAGTGCTTTGCTCATAATCAATAAAGTGAGCTACACTGGTATCCCACCATGTCTTACCAACTTGTTGTGTAGTCCAATAAAAAGAATCATTGGATATAACAGCACTGCTTGTTGCGGTATTATAAGAAGCAGGGTCAAATTCTTCTATGTAATCAAGTTCTTGTTCTACTACTCCCAACAGTTTGCCTTTAGCAGGATCTAGTATATCTAAGTAATTAATTATAGTCTGCGATTTCTTATTATAGATAAACGCAGAGTTCAATGCGTCAATCGCTACCCTTGGTTCCTTATATCTAAGCAATTCCCATCCTGGCTTGCTATTTTCGTTGTAGTAGGTATAAACACTTCCGCCACCAACTTTAACATCTGAATCATTAGTAACACCAATGACCATAATATCATTTACAATATCAATATCGGCGCCATAGTCATCACCTGTTTCGATCCCAGGTGCGGTAAGTTTCTGACTGAACGCAAATATAGATGGATTATCTTCCGACTCGTAAGGATTATCTATTAGGTCGTACATGTATACTGCGCCAGAGTCTTTAACTATCTTAACAAACGTGGTAGACAGAGTATCAAATGTTGTTACTGTTTCAGCTACGTCGAAAGTAGTAGGTGTTGTAGTATCTGCACCTTCACTAGATACTGCTAACTTGCCCACGCTTTGACTTATACCTATTGCAGTACCAAACTTTTCTCCAATGTCATTGGGATGTGTTATAACTTGCGTGTGCTTGTATATTTCTATTCCAAGATCAGTTAAACCGGTACCTGTACTGCCTGAGGTAATGTTAAGTTTTTCTGTAGCAACTTGTACATTACTTGTAATTTGTAATCTCCAATGACTTTCAACTTCCCCTGACGTTACGTTACTGATAAACACCAGAGCGTTACTTGCAGTAACACCCGGAATACTTGTTGCATTAATGTCATTGGCTACGTCTGTTATAGTAGTTCCGGTAAACTCTACTGGCCTATCGTTAATAACGATACTATCACCCGAAGTGACTGTGGCATTACTTACAGTACCTGTTACGTTACCATAAACTCTTCCTACGTTTACTAATCTGTAAACTGCTCCTGAGCTATATTGATTTGCGAAGTAGGATGGCGCACTTCCGTATAGATTACAACCAGTGCCGCATAACTGGATATCAGTTCCGAATCTCTGACCGTTAACTCCTGTTGTACTAGGAGGAATAATTTGATCTTGTACGAAGTTGTTGGTTTCGACTCTTAAAGTTTGTCCTGCTGTTTGGATATCTGGAAACTGTACAGTACTCGGTGCAATTACATAATAATCACTGTCCTCTATTAACTCTACGCCATTCAATAATACTCTGTAGTCATTAGCAAAAACGTCTGGGGCAGTGAACGACGACGACGTACCGTCTGTGGTAAACTCTGTAATTGTCCTATGATACGCATACAACAAGCCTTCGTTACCCTGTGTTCCCACAACTGCTGTGTCACTTCCGACAGTAAGTACGCTACCGCCTGCATTTGTAGCAAGACTTGACCCGAAGTTTGTACTGGCGTTTCCATTTATAGTAGTTAAATTTGTATAGTAACTGCCACGCTTGAATACCTGTATGACTTCATTAGTTGCAGGTGGTGTTACAAAAGTTATTGTTTCACCACTTACACTGTACTCAATAGTCGGTACATACTCTACTGCACGTAACTGTGAGTACACAACAACTTCTGTAGCATCGCTTGTTAGTATTGATACGTTACTAAATGTGTCAGTAGCAACCGCTTGTGTGTCGGACACAATATTTGCCGCCACATTGGCTCCATTGATTGCGATTAAGTCTGTGTCAGTAAACGCCGCAACGTTTCCTGTAACAACAACAACATTAGTATCTGCTAAATCTCTTGTGCTGTCAAACACAACTGTACCACTTGCGGTTGATGTTGTACCTGGACTCTGGTATGTTATTGCATCATCCACAGCAACACTAACATTGGCATCTAGTGTTAGATTATATCGTTCGACTGGTAAAAGAACTGGATCAACTGCTGTTCTCAGATTCAATTGGTAACAGAAAACTTTATCTGCACCGCTTGCTCCAATATACAAATAGTTTGCATCTCTGCTGATTGCTAAACTAGATCCAAACAAGTCACTCGGGCTACCAGATGAATCAGTTAATATTTGTTGTATGATACCATCTTTAAAGATGTAAACATATCCTTTTCCACTTGAACTGTCTGGTGCGCTGACTGCAACATATCCTTGCGCATTTACTACTTTGTGTCCGAAGCTGTCTAGTCCTGTGCTGTTTGCACTCAAAGCAAAACTCGCCGTCCAAGAATTAGTAACGGATCTAGTAAATGCATTAACTCTACCCTCGCCTGATCCTGGCGAACCAACATACATCAATTGAGCAAGATTGGGCTCTATGCTAATTGTTTGTCCAAAATTATCATTGCCAGATAGTTTACTGGGATCTAGTTCTGCTTTGCTGTTATAAACCCACGGACTGGTTTTGTTGTACACACCCCAGTTACCGTTAGCATCTAAATTTTCTACCCATACCTTGTCATTCTCTAGCCATCCACTGACTGGCATAACACTTTGTATGTCAACAGGGTTACTTATTTTAGCACTGGACAATCTATACAACAATCCCGATCCACTAACTACTGCTTCTTCTTGTAGTTCGTCTAGGTTTCTTGTAATAGTAATAGTAAATCTAGTTGTATCAATAACACTGTCTACTTTGTATGCGCCATTAAATCTGTCGTCAAAGTTTTTAATAACCACTACATCGTTAACTGCCAACCCGTGGTTTTCATTAAACACAACTTCTGCAGACCCTTCATCTAGATCTCGCAGGATGAATACTAAACCATCTATATAAGTAGCTCTAAACACATTCCACGTGTTGTTGAAATCTTTTGCTACCCAAATCTTGTACCCTGTTCCTATTAGGTCAATTAAAGAAGATAATGAATCGTAATTGTTTAAATTAAACAGTGTGGTATCTACGTCTGCTAAATTTACAAATCCTGCCACTGGTAAAGGACGTAGTTTCGGAAACTGTGTACGATCCTCTGTTACAAATACGTTTGCGTTATAAGTGCCGGATATCTTATAGATGTCATTTTCAGTTAATGCCACGGTACCTTGTTGCGCAATATTATTGCTGTCTGTATACTGCACAAGTGTAGGATTGTTTGTGATTGCTGTGTCGCTTAGAGTTGTTTCCACAAACGCATTAGTGTCTAACGATCCGTATTCACCTATACGGAATGCCCAGTTCTCATACCAGTCAATGTCTGTGTCTAAATTTCCAAATGTTCCACCTTCTAGTGCGTTAATAGAGTTAGGTGTGCCTTTTTGTGTAATCAATCCTTGGTAATACTTTGACTGGGTAGTAACATCTATGCCCAAGTCAGTGAAGTACTGTCTTTCTCTAAAGCCAGTAATACCATCACTGAATAACTGTATTTCTTCGTTTGCAGGTTGGTTGTCTATGTCGTAGAAACTAGCGCCAAGTTGTGCATTTGATGCAAGGTTTCTTAGCATTCCGCTTTGTAGTTCTGATTTTTCAAACTGCTTCCACTTAGTAGTTTGGAAATTAGGGTCAGCAGTTATGTTCTGTAATGCTGTGTAATACCTATTTTTGTGCTGGACTATAGACCCTTTGAGGTAGTCAGTTCCACCGCTCCATACGTCAATGTTATCACTACTAAACATGAACCCTGGCAGTTCTAAACTACCACTCCAAGAGTCTGTTTTGTATCCAACGAACTTTAATCTATATTGTCTATTACCTAACTCTGGAACGTAGATAACGTCGTTGAATTCAGTAACGTTGTCCAGTATCAGTAGGTGTTCTGTTTGCACTAAGTTTAGCTCAGCAAAACCCACTGACTTTTGTGTATTAGATTGGAACGTAAATAGGTTATCCTCCCTATATACTGAAAATTCATTTTTACTAATCGGTTTAAAGTTTAAGTCAAGTACTCTACTATCAAACGGTGCATTCTTAATTTCGTCTACAATAGCTGTTTGTTCAAATACCTTTACTGTATCACTGACTGGACTCAGGACAAGAACACTGTTAACCTTCCATCCTTGTGTTGTCCAGTGGACAAATTCTCTAACACTTAATACGAAATCTTTTTGTTGTTTAAGAGCGTCTTCGTTGTCTACAAAAATAAATCCTTGACTTTGTAGGAATCTTTGATATCCTACTAGGAAGTCTGTTACTTGCTGTACACTGTTAAATTCAAAACCGTAAGGTATTGTAATTTTTTGTTTTTTGAAGTCTCTGAATATTACAGCACGAACACCACTTTCTTCAATGCTATATGCATTGTTGTTGGGTTCACTAGGAATAATAGTAAAGAACGGATTCGTAGTATTGTAACCGCTAACTGTATAACCGTTAGCACTTTTTTGTACAATTACAGCACTATATTCAATCTTTCTAACGGGACTACCTTTGTATATTTTTAAAGCATAGTTGTCGTCAGGAATAACAACACTGTTATTGATACTGCTAGGACTTACTTGTTCTGCGAGTAATTCAACAAACTTTTTATCTGTGTAACCTGCTACTTTGTGTACCAGTTGTACGTTAAGTTTTGACAGATTGTCAACTACCACCGATGATGCGGACCCAGCACCTAGATTGGTTATATAATCCTTGATCCAGTTAAGATATCCAGCAGTGCGTTGTGTTGCACTGTTTGCATCCACATAGCCGTTAACATGTAGAGATGTAGGAGTTATGTGCTGACTAGTGCCAGTTGTCTCAAACTGGCCTGTAAAACTGTTTCTATTGTACCTATGTACATTTGCCTGCAATCCAAAGAATCTTGCAGGTTTTGCCAACGCCAGTGCCAACATCAACGCAAATGGATATTCACTACTGCGTCTCCATGCAAGTTCAACAGGGCCTATATCTCCAACTGCATAACTTATATTGGCTCGACTACCATCGAAATCAGTAACTAGTATTTGCTCCGGACTACGCAAATTACCGTTGTCGTCAACAGGTATAAACTGACTTAGGTTTGGTCTTTGATAGCGTAGATCGATACCTTGTCTTGTGCCGCTATGTATGTACCCTACACTTAAATCACTCCATAATGTGCTGTTTCCGCCTGTGTACGGAGAAACACCATATCTAGTATCCCAGTAATCTGGTTTCTCACTGAAGCCTAACATCTCCCATGGATGTGTATGTGGTCTATCAGTGTCGTAAAAATACCTATAAATGCTTCTCCAGGTACCCGGTAAAGTTTCGCCGTTGACTACATCTCTAAATGCTTTGTAGTTCCAAGTAAATGGATCGCTTGCACTAAAGTAACTGTTTGTCGAAAAGTCAACTCTGTTTGTACCTACCCATGCTAAAAATCCTTGACTAAGAATTTGAGTAAATTCTGCTCTGGTATAGTCAGTATCTCTAAACTTGCCAGGCATGTAGTCAATAATGTCAAAGGTATTGGTATCGTAGGTAACTTTAATATTATTGTAAATTCTACGTTCTAGTTCTAACAACAAGTCATCTCTAAAGTCATTGAATGCAGGTGTAATGCTTCCGTCATGTCCTTGGATAACATTAACTGGTGTACGTAGTGTGTTGTCCAAATACTTCTCAGGAATAAACTTTGGATACATACCCATCTTAGTAGGAGTTTCAGGAATAAAACTTCCATCTGTATCACTGTACTCTACGATGTCTATTAGATCATTAAATAATAATTTAAAATTACTTGTAAAAGTAATTGCGGCACGATCAGTATTAAAAGTATAATCCCTGCCTTTTATTACCAACGACTTTGTTGTTACATTGTCTATGGTCCTGGTCACATAAACCAAAACAGATTTATTGTTTGGTTGGGTATCATTAAATATACTTGTGATTTCATAAGATACAATGTCTGGATCAATCACAGTATAGGTAGGTATCGCAGTTCTGTTCTCATCACCGTGTGGTATCATATCACTGTGGTACCACGGGAAACTTTCGTTCTTAATGCTGTGCATCTGTAGAAGCACTGTATCAAAACTAGCTTGTGCGTCATTTAAATCTAAATCAATTTTACCTGCAACTTCTAGGAAGTTCTTTTTAAATTTTGAATACTCTCTATTGGCTAACTTAATGGCGTTAACAGCATCCATTGTTGGATGATTTAAGAACAGTCCTGCATAAACAGCAGGTGCACTGTGTTGTAGTATACTTCCAGATGTATTTTTATACTCAATGTCTCTAAGATTACTGCTACCCGGAACACTACCGACAACGTTGAGACTGTTGTTCTTCAACTCAGTTAGATGATTTCGCATCTGCCCTAGTGTAACCGTAGACAGATTTTTATTTAACGTATTAATATCTAAGTTAATAGGAACTTCGTAATGTGCGTTGGCTGTTACAGGTACATCTTGGTTAAAGATGGCAACAAATACTGCATCATTTTTTGTAATAAGATCGGGATTAACCAATACGGCAAATTTATCCACAACTTTTGTAGTTGCAAAATTACCTACACTTAGAATTTCATTATTCACATAAACTTTAATATGTGGGAAATCTGTGCTTACATCAGGAAGATGATCAATCGGGAATAAGTTAGTAACACCGTCGTAAATAAAATCGTAGATCTTAAATTGTTTACTAAAGTTTCTCGCAATTTGCCAAATGTTTTCTCTACTACAAGTTGTGGTTGATGCATTTTTCTGCAAGTAACCAGCATTGACTTTTTGTGTAGTTACGACATTAGTATCGCCTGTTAAGTATGTGAATGTTTGAGAATCAAACGTGTTCTCAAATTCAATATCACCTTGATTTGCAAAGTTTTTATAACTTAAAGGGAAGCCTAGTACCGTATCGTTGGTGCCTGTTCCTCGCTTATAGGAAATTACTTTAGATCCGGTAAACGTTGTACCAGTATATGTACTTGCATCGGCATAACTTATACCTGTACTATCAACTACGTCAAATAAGGGTTCTTGATTGTTTGCTGTTTTTTCTTGTGCTATTGTCCAGCTTGTGCCATTGTAGTGCCATCCCTTGCCACCATTTGCACCCGACAGTGCCAGCACAGTATTATTATCCACAACAGTTGCATCATCTGCTTCAACTAGGTATGCTTTGTAAACGTCACTTGGATCGTCTACTGCTTTTTCGATTGTGAAGTTGTAAATCTTGTTTCTTACATTATTGTCTTGGTCGTTTGCAAATACAACCCTATCGCCAGTTGTAAGAGTAAGTGTTCCTACAGTAAACACTGTTGTATCAACTGACACTACACCTTGGATCTGCTGGAATGCACGAGTAATAGTTGTATCTAATATATCAACAGGTAGCTTGGCAACCGCTCCATTGTTGTATAATTGATAATCTGCTTCAAATTCTATGATAGGTCTGCTGGCACGTTGTGTCTGATTAAGTAATACTTCTTGATCAAGATAGCCTGCTGTTTTTTCTATTACATCTATGTGGACCCATCTATTGCCGCGACTCCATGCATTTCTATCTAAACTGGATCTATTAATTGTAATATAATCAGGAAACTCTGGTTGCAGATACACTTCAAAACTTGCGCCTGATCCTGATCCGCCTGTAACACTAACAGGATTGGTAGGTAAGACTGTGTAGTTTCCCCGTTCTTTAATCTTGAATGTTTTGATAGGTCCAGATTCTGGAGCTGTAACTGTAATCACAGGATTAGATTCATAACCACTACCGCCACTCGCTAGTGTAATTGCTGTAACAACACCGTTGGTTATTGTTGCTGTGGCACTGGCTAAACTTCCGCTGGCAGGAGCGGCAAAAGTCAATGTTGGTGTTGCCAAGTAACCGCTACCGCCGTCTATAATGGTAACTGCTGTAACTGAGCCCGAAGTAGGATCTATAGTTGCTGACAACACGGCAGTATCTTGAGTTATGCTATCAACAACTGCTACTGCCGCAGTAGTAAAGGTACCACCTTGGATGGTAACTCGATCATCAACTTGGTAGTTTAAACCGCCTGCTGTAACAAAACTGTTGTTCAGTGTTTCTATACTGATAAGTTCATTCTCTGGCACTAGTCTTATACCTGTGCCCACACCCTCAACATAGTAGTTCTTGTTTTGCCAACTTGCTGGTACTGTAGAATCAAAATTAACTTTTAAACCGTTTGTGAATACTACACCATTAGGGCTTGTATAATTAAGTTCTCCTAGTATATCTGTACTGGGATCTATAGTATCAACATCGAGATCAACTAGGTTTATGATACCACTTGCGGCTGAATCAGCTTGATTCTGATAGTATAAATTTGCAAGTGGTGCTGTAATGTAAGGAACAAGTTCGTACACTGAATTTCTAACAAACCATTGTTTGCTTGCATACGTTGCGCCGCCTGTTATTCGTACTTTGTGGTCTTCAGGAACAGCAATTTTAGGTAATAATAAAATTCTGTCATTGCCTTCTGCGTCTGGCTGTATTGAAACTGTATAAACGTTAGTCCTGTCAGCAAGTGGAATCTGTACACTCTGATCTAGGTAAACAATTCCGTTTTCTGTTCTAGCAACATCTATCCAAAAACTATCGTCAATGTACGCTCTATTTACAAAAACAACTGTTGCACCATCTAGGTATGCAACAGGGCCGTCAATACCACCGTATGTGTCAATCAAGTCTTGTGGCTTTGCACCTTGCACTTGATTAAATGCTAAATCAGTAGCATAACTAACTGACTCTACAGTCGGAAAACTTGTGTACTGATCTTGTGCTGTTGCACTAGGGACTGTAAAAGTCACCGTTCCGGAATCTGTTCCGTTGTTTGCAACACCAAGTACATCTCTAGTTTCTACGTTGCTTTGATCGGGGTCTATACCATCTGTGCCTGGCTTGCCTTGAATCCAAAAGTTATTTCCTGGATTGTTAATTACAAATTCGTACACTCCGCCACGTGCCAGCGTAATACTTGGGTTAGGCACGTTATCATTACCTGTGAATTCGTAAGCATTGTTAACAGGATTGTATGTTACTGTAAATGTTTGCCGAGTACTTACGCCAGTGCTGGTAATTTGTATAGGATTTGGACCCAGGCTTAACCAATAATACTGACTAAAGTTAACAAACTTGTCAAAACTAATTCTAGGGTCATAAGAATAAAATTCATTGTCAAACAGTCTATTGTGGTTATCAGTAATACCACCTTCGTATCCAATTTTATTAACAATGTCTACATAAGTTGTTGCATAATCTACTTTTTTAGTCAGTTGGTCTTTTATTACTACACCTGGTTCTAGCTGATAGTCTGCTCTTGACGCTGTTGGCTCAGATACATAACTGTCGTTTGCTTTATAAGAAGGTGCTAATTTTCTACCAATGTAGCCATTGACCTGTTTAAGTTGTGGCTCACTAAGTAACTGATCAACTGTAGCGTTTAAAAACTTTTTGTTAGTATCAGTTTGAAAAACGTCAGGTAAAAACTGATGAGTTTTGAATGCTGCCATTGCCTACCTTCCTATACCCTATTAAGTTGTCCTGCTGTAATAGCAGAAATAATTTGTACATCATTAACTGTTGCCGCACTTACAAGTATTTCGTTTGGCTCTGTGTTAATTTGATATAAGTTACCAAAACTGTTTGATCCTGAATTAGGAACGATAATGATACTGCTTACTGTTGGTGTTAGTTCGCTGTGCAAATATGCACTTAGCTCACTGAAGTAAAATGTTTCACCAAAGTCCCAATTGTTGATATCAAAGTAAGTGTTGATAGAATCAATCACTAAACTCTTAACTTCGTTATCACTTACATTAGAACTTGGATTCTTAACTACTTTAAACGTAGCTCGCAATGCTGATTCGGCTTTGCTTCCAAACAAAGGTTTAAACTTTGCGGCATTATATATCAAACTGTCACTTACAGTTTTGAGATTTTCAATAGTACTGTAATCTGTTTGCAAATCTTCGCTAGTTGGTGCAACTGGCTCTGTTAGTGTCGATGTTGTATCTGTAATGTATGCAGTATAGTCATCACTGTACGCTTTGGTTAATATATACAAATCTATTAGATTATTTGGGCTAGGGTCTATTCTATTGTTATTCGGGCTGTTATGCTTGTACTGGAACGAAATCTGCTCTCTACCGACTCTGGCAATATAGTTCGTTAACTGTGTTAGTGCTGTGCCGCTAGACTGGAAAAACTTATCATCTGTGTACGCATAAAAAATTGTATCAATTGCGTACAAAGATATATTGTTTAGTACATCACTTTCAGTTGCGTAACTGGATACTATGTCTGTTCTCGATACAGGATCATATTGCAAGAAGTTTACGTTATCCTGAGACTGCACAAAGAATATATACTTGTTCTGTGGGTTAACCGTAGGCGCAACAAACGTGGTAAACAGATCCGGGTCGTCTGGCACACCGTCTAGATTTTCGTCTAAGAATGTAACTAGTATTTTTCTATTGTCTTCAGTACCGTCACTGGCAATAACACGATTATCAATCTTCCAGGTTTGCGAATAGAAAATACTGTCTGAACTGTCAGGTTCTGTATTGGTTCTTAATAACTTTATCTCGTCAATAAGTGTAGTTGCTGTTCTTGAGTCGTATACTTTTGCATCTGGATTAAAGTAAAAACGTGTTTCCCTTACACTTTGGAAAAAGTACTTTGTTCCTCTGCTGACTACGTTGTATTCTTGATTATCGTAACTTAATTTCAAGAACCAACTGTTATCTAAATTAGTTCCTGTGGTATTTCCGGCATTAGTTAAACTGAACTCGCCAGTACCAATGTTTGCTTCAGTAACGATTTTCCACTCCATATCGCTCACATCGTAACGCAGAGCAAATGTTTTGTAACTTAATATATTATCAATAATAGTAGTAATAAGTGTTGATGGCCATGAATTTTCAAACACCGGAATCACTTCTGCTACTATAGCAGTACTGGGGACAACCACACTTAGTATAGCATTGCCTACTCCGGGAGTGGGGTAACTGATTATGCTTGCCCATATGCTGGTGCGCTGAAACTCTGTTGTGGGAGTTCCTGTAACCAGTTGATTTTGTGCATTAAAATACTTGCCGGACGGAGCATTAAACTTCACAAGAGCTCCTTGTGTTAAGTACACATAACTGTTAGAACTAAATGTACCAGTACTGCGTCCACTACTGTTAGTAACCTGTGTCCAAGTTGCTGTTGGTGTTTGGCGTGTTGCTGTTCTGTAGTACAGATGCTTTACATCTGACTGCGAAATAAGATTTTGTATAGAAGTTTGTACTAAGTTACTTATTTCACTCCTGCTGGTAAACTGAAATGTAACTGCTGTAGTAGATACGTCTTCTTTGTAGATTTCGCCATCTTCAGCAAAAATGTTTGTGCTAGAGTATTTGCCTGTTGCATCTACTACATCTAAATATCTGCTTATGCCTGAACTGCTTCTATTAACAGCCTTGGCTTTGAGTATTGTACTAAAAGTTGTATACGGTAAGACATTATAGTCCTCGCCCGATACCATGCGATTCTGTGTATAATACTGCTGTGGTGCTTTTGTTCTAATTTCGTCAAGTGATTCGCGACTGGTTGCATTAGTAACCGTATATTGTAAACTAGCACGAACTGTTAACGTTTCAGTACGTCCTGTTTTACTACGATAAGGAATACTAACGTTAATGGAGCTCATTTCCTCTGGTGTAATTTTATATGTTTGATTGTTTGACAATCTGTAGTACAACCTAAAATTACCATCTGGAATATTTGTGAATGACCCATCTCCGAACACTAAGTCAATTTGATCATTTGCTCGTGTGCCTACGCTGTACAGATTCCTTTCTGCGGTATTGTTGTATATAACATTAATACCATTGACTGCTGGCACTTTAGTCCATTCTGTGTCAATATTACCGTTGGCGTCTAATCCATACAACCATACGTCATTGTTGTTAATGTTATTAAAGTTTACATTTACAACACGATTAGGTAAACTTTCACTAACATTAAAATTTAAATTTAGTAGTTCGCCTTGTTTAAAGTAAAAGAAATATCCAGTATTGTTTGATGCATTACCTTGATTGTCATTCTTGTATAGGAAATTAAAGATACCGTTAGGCTGCGGGTCCTTTTCGTAGACATAATTATAGTCTGCGGTTGATGCACTTACAACTTCAAATCTTGTAGTAATACCTGATATGCTGGCATTGAACGACTTGACTGGAACAATGTTGTTTAACATTTTTACAGTGTACTCATCAGTTTTGATACCATTGAGTGTTTTCGTCGCTCCAGGTTTACCTATAGATTGGGTAGTTAACAACGAAGCATTAAGTACGGCAGTAAATTGTTCTAACCAATTTTCGTTAGTACTGTCGTTCCAGTTAATAATAGTATTTGCGAGATTATTGCCTTCACTGTCAAAAACTCTTTCGCTGGTCGAAACACTTTGGAATTTTATAAAGCCACTGGCAGGTATATTACGTTTTGGGTTATAACTAATTAACTTAGCCAGTTTAAGAATACTATCTCTACGCTCTGCTGTATCTAAGAAGTTTTCTCTAGCATTTAAGTCTGTTCTAAATGCTAAACTTTGACCTAAGAATGCAATTAAATCAATAAGTGCAATATATTCACTTGATTCAGTAAAGTCGTTAAAGTCTTCTGGATAGTAAGTACGCAAGTACTCAATCATGCTCTTGCGTATAGTTTCAAAGTCAAAACTCTGGAAGTTAGCGTCTTTGAATGTCTGATAAATTTTAGTCCAATCCTGTTGAACTAATAAACTTGTTTGTCTTGTAGTAGTGGCCATATTGTCATTAATACCTGTTATTCAGTATTTATGGCATTTGAAATGTGCTACTATTATACTACGGCTACTTGTTCGCTGTTTGAGTTAAACTCTAACTGGAGACTAGATGAGAAGTTTCCGGGGAGGAACGTTAGTTCAATGTCTACTTTGAGACCTTGTTCAAATTCGTTTATAACTACCCTATCTGCACGTAATCTAGGGTCGTATTTCACAATGCGGGTAACATCATCTACTAGAATTGCTTTTAGATCCGCGGTCATCGGCTCATAAAGAAGCCCCCAAATTATCGTACCAAAATCTGGGCTCATTAGTTTCTGACCTTTGTGTATGTTAAAGTGATTTATCAAGTCCTGTCTAACCAACTCAAAGTCAGTCAGGTGGAACTTTTTAATTCTACCTACGGTACTAAAACCATTATATCTTATAGCCATGTATATATTTACTCCATTTAACCGTTAGAAATAACTACCCCTGAGCCTAGTGTATTAAAAGCATATTTGCCAGCATTATAAAATAGCGATCCTGGTCTACCTTGACCGTCTACTACAACATCTGCGTTTTGTTTCCATTCTTTAACCTTGGAAGTTATAACTGATGTATAGACGTTAGTTAATCTCGAATCGAGAATATTAATATTTGCTCCTGCTGAGTCTATAGCTCTAAGTTTTGCTAATCCTTCAACGTTGCTAAACAACGCACTTTGTACAACCTGTGTTGTTTTTATTGCAACATTAGTTAAGTCTTCAACGGTTGAGTATAACTTTCGTTCGTTGATAGGTGTAGTAGATGTTATTGTGAACTTGTCAGCAATGTCAGCAATGCCACTGTCAACGTAGTGTTGGTATGCTGTGTCAGCACTGCCCAAGTAACTTAGTGTGTTTGCTAATTGTATAGCAAGATTTGATGTACGTGCAATGATGTAACTTAGGTCTGTGTTGCGCAATCTTGATACTGTGCCTGTTGCAATGTTACTGGTAATTGCTTTGCCTAATCTAAAGGTGCTGTTGTTGGTTGTATCTGTCATGGTGTGTATTTCATAGATACCATTATATGTTCCAGCACCAGACACCTGTACCGGTAGTCCTTGCACAAACAGTGTTCTTAATCCTGTTGGAGACACGTCACTTAGTGATTGATTTGCGCTACCAATACTGCTAACAGGATATTGTGCCGAACTGGTAACAGTTCCTGTGTCTACTGTAACAGCAATGTTTGCATTGCCTTCTTGTTGGTCACTGTAATCAAATTCATATAAGTTTATTACATTACCAACAGTTTTTACTCCGTTAAGTGAAGTAAGTAGCACATTAGCTAGGTTGGATTTACCTAAATCTGTATCCACATTAACAGTTCTTCCTGAACCAAAACTGTGTGTAGCAGGGTACGTGTTTATAAACGCAACATTACTCACTCGAGAAACATTAGCAGTAATATACACTTCGTCGGGTATGGTAAAACTGGTGCGATAGGTGGATATATGATCTTGGAACTGATATGCCACAGCAAGGATACCGCAAATAACATCACCGGTATCGCCTACTTCTATTACTCCTGCGTCAATACATGCTTTGTACTGTTCAGTTAAATATCTTTCCATTATGCTGTCTTGCACTGCTTGATTACTTAGAAAAGTTGCAATCGAATCTATACCATCTTTGTTCGTCCACACTTCGCCATTCTCGATGATATAGCCATAGTTGATTAGAGTCTTGATATGCACAGCGTATCTGCCAAATCTAGGGCCTACGCTGTAAGCAAGATCGTTTCCTGTTTCCATGAATGCAATCTGCGTCATTAATGCTTTGACACTGCTTCTACGCAAGCCCGGAATGCCAGGTTTTATACTTTCTATTTCAAATCCCCTGCCAGCACTGGGCAAGTTTAAAATGCTCCTTTGGGCCAATTGATTGGTCCTTGGAGTTTGTTTGGCTACAATTATGCCTTGATCTGGAATAGCCATTATATATCCTGTTGTTTTTTACTAGGCGTCGAAGTGCCGTTATTTTTTTGCAAAGGGCCAGTTTCTCTAGACCATGGTTCGTGTGTCGGGGTAAAGGTTGCTATGCTGTCGAGTGTACTGGCTTCATCAATTACCCATCGTTTAGTTCCTGCATCAAACTTAACATCTTGTTTTTTGTACTGTTCCAACGATGCCACACGATTAGGAACGTCAACGGCTTTGCCTGACGTGTTCAAATGTACCTGTGTGCCAGTTAACCATAGTTCTCCTTGGCCAACTGTCCATCCACTAGTTGTGCCTGACTTGATCTTTATTTGACCGCCTACTCTCAAGTCATACCTACCAGCATCCATCAAATGCTCGTTAGCAACACGTTCACGCTTTTGTTGTGTTTGTACTTCTATGTTCTTTTCTGCAAAACAGTTGATACTGTCTCCTGCTTGTATATTTACATTTGCATCAGCATGCAGGTTAATATCCAACTCACTACGTACACTTACAGTTTTAGCACTGTATACATTTACTGCACCATTTGGAGTCAGTTCAACATATGCTGTTCCGTCTTTGTTGGTTATATAGATGATGTTTTCTGTGTCATGCATCAATATGGTATGCCCGCCAGCGGTGCGCAACCTTACTAGATCGTTATCGCCATACACATCACCGTCATCCATAACCAGTGTGTGTCCACCCGATCGTCCTTGCGGATTGTTAATCTGACTATTTTGAATAGTAATGTCTGGGTTATTTAAAAGCTCGTCGATTGCTTGCTTTGACTCGGCGGTTTTTGCAATGTCGGGATATGGTCTTCCTGGTGTACTTAAACCAAACACCCTGCTGGGTGATTCTCGTTGGCTACTACTTGTAATAGTTCCGCGGACAGGATCTGTTTCTAAGCCTTGCTGTAATACCACTTCGGCTTGTATCTGATGGGCTATTCTGTCCAAATTCAACATGTTTCCATCTTGTTGTTTCTCTTTAGAGTTTAAATTAACCTCACTGGTAGGCAAGTAAACGTCTCCGTCCTTTAATCCCCTGCCTTCAAGCCCGCTACCTTCGAATATTGTTTTATCATTTTTTAGTCTACTAATGCCCGGCAACATGTGTCTTGAATCGGCATTGGGGACACACGCAAACCAATATCCTCTACTGATATCACCTGCTACAAACGTAACCAATACTTGATTGTCTAAATCGGGAGGAACTGCCCAGAACCCGTAAGTTTGCTGTTCATATGAAAAGAACTTGTCAGGTGACGGTATGCCTTTAGTTGACCCGCCAAAAGGACTTGCATAGGTTACTGTAATCGGTACATTGGGACCATCAACTAGTCCGGCTAAATCCGGAATGTAAACTTCTAGTCTACCCAGTCTCGCAGGGTCTACATTATTTTTAACGATTCCTATATAAGGTCCAGAATCTATTACGATACCCGAAGCAATACGTTTATCGTAACTTTTATTGATATTTCTTCTATTTGTTGAATTTGCCATTATGCGATTCCTGCAGGATTACTAAAAGGTGGGTTTTGTTGTATTTCTACAGTTGTGTTGTTTATGTTGGCCGGTGAGGCGTCTATTACCTGCTGTGACTGGTCTGTAACGCCTTCTCCGTTAACTATAGGAAACACACCCTGGTTAGGACTGTTACTTGCTTGTACTAATGCGGTGATATCGTTACCGGCTATGCCTAAAACATTAACAGGTTGTTGTACCGGAGCTGTTACAGCATTTTGATTTGTATCATTGGCGGTAATAAAAGATATATTATTAGTAGCATCAGTGACATCAGTGTTTTCAACTGCATCAGAAAGGGCATTGGGAATTTTTATAATTTGCAGATTTTGTTCAAACTGTCCTTGTGAGAGGGAGCTTTCGACAGTAAGCACTTGATATACTCCGCTGAACGTAGAATCTAACTTGTATCCTGTAGACAGTGTATCAGCTTTATTTGGGTCCACTATGCCAGTAGTGTCGTCTATATCTGTAGCACTTTTAACCAATAACTGCACATAAACTTGATTAGTGTCAAATACTATTTGTCCTGTATTGTTTATGGGAAGATCTGTTGCTATGCCTTGCTTGAATTCATCGTAGCCTCCACGAGACGGATTAAAAAACATATCATCTTGTTTGATAAATGCAGGGTCGCCAATGATACGCATTTGTATGTTAAGCATATCCCCAGCAGAACTGGTGTATATGCTTTTTGCCAAATCACTTACAGTAACACTCTTAAAATCATCAACTCTGTTTACTTGGCCTTCGTATTCTGCATTCCTGTTTTGAGAAACAATTGGGTTAGGGAGATCCTGTAGTCCATTTCCCTGATCGTTTATTTTGTTCTCGCCTACATAAGACTCTGGGTTACGCTTTGTAAAAGCGGCTCCGGCTCTGTTTTTTAAGAAAGCAGTTTGTGAAGTAAAAAATGCAGTATCAAAGTTTATGTCAAGATCAATAACATCAGTATTCTTGCCTGTGTATCTATAGTTGTAGGTTCTTACAATATTGTCTTTTGAAATTCTCGTCTTAGCAAAGTCAGGATGGCGTGTATTTGCTGTACGATAAGGAACAATGTTATATGTAATTTCCTTTGCATACGCCTGAGCAAGTCCATTGTCGTATTGATTTAATTTAACATCTGGTATAATCTTATACCAGTCAAGGAACTTAAACTCGTCAAGATTGTCTCCTGCTTCCCTTCTAGCATTAAACTCTTTTACTTGACTTGTAATGTAGTCACTTTTTTGCATTATCCTGTCGATTACACTAATAATATTGGATCCTGCATTTATATTAAAAGTTTGTTCCGATCTAGCCTTAGGAATCGATGTCTGCCCCCATGACACACTTTGTGTTGCCTCCTTAGCATTCATGGGAATCTTTGTCGTCTCTGCTATTAAAGGATTAACTATCTTGCTGTCAGCAAATAACGGATCAATGTTAAATTTTATTTTCAATTGAGGAAATTTAAACTTTTTCTCGTCACCACTAACACTCCTGTAAAATTCATTCATGGTTGCTGGGAAACTGTTTACTTCGTCACCGTCTTCTTGAGCGTTTTCGTTATCAAAAAATTCTCCAATAGTACTTGCATTAATAGACATTACTGTAGGCACAGTTGCAACAGTCTGTTGGAAAGCCAGATGATTATATGCAATAGAACTAATTTTATAAACAGTATTGCCTTCACCTGGTGTAATTTTCATATTTAAAAATCTAATAGGAATACGCTTAGTAGAAATATTAAAATTATCGTTATCCGAGTCGCTTGCATTGCCAAGAAAGTCAATCTGTAGTAAGTATGGTTGTTCTAAATAATTTTCACTACCCGTACTAAAATTTGCACTAATTAATCTATCCAGTAGTGTCATGCCATATGGCTCGATGATATCAAAGTTAAATGTAAGTGTGTTACTTGCTCTGGAATTAGCATTTAAACCAACCACAGTATACATCTTAAAGTTGTCAATGCCGAATACTGTTTTAAAATCAGGATGCCTATTGTTCAGTTCTCCGCCGCCACTTTGCACTAACAAGTTTTTAGGTACAAAACTACCCGGGTTTTCGATCATTCCGTTATACTGATCTTTGGTTAACAGATATAGGCTAATTCTGTATGTGCTACTTGCATAATCATGCAGAACATTTGTAAACAGTGCGTTGTCTCGGGATACTGCCGCTTCGTGTGCTAGTGCATTTTGTTGTCTGGTGGGATCACCATCTAAATTAGTTTGCTGGCCTGCTGTGGTTATGAAGTTACTACTAGCTCCCCCTTGTAGACCCGGTATTACATACTCATCGTCTTCGCTTGCTATAGTTGGACGCTCTGCGCCAAACGCAACTGCTTCACCGTCTGGGTTAAACACTGCTCCAGCAGCTCTGTTTTCTTCTTCTTCAGTTAAAGGTTCGGAGTTTGTTTGAAATGCTTGTACCCCTTCGCCTTCAAACGGTTCAGATTGTGTGTTTTCTATTTTAGATTCAGCAGTTTGTCCCTTGGCGCGATTTTGTTCGCCTTGTTGATTTTTTAACGTATTAAGTTCTGCGCTGAGAGCTTCTGCTTCCCTATTTAAATCTCTAAGGATTCTCTCATCAAAGAAAGTGTCAGCTCCGATTGTATTTTTAAATTCAATCTGAGATTCTAGGCTCTCTCTTCTTCCATCTATTCGATTGAGTCGTTGCTCTATTTCATTAATTCTGTTTTGAAGATCTGCCACCTATTATACCCCTAAGTCTGATTGGAGAGTTGTTTTCTTGGGGATATATATTTGTGCGCCTGGTCTGAAATCACGCAAAGGATCTTTAAGTACATTAGGGTTGCGTTGTGCAAATACCCACCATAGTCTACTGTCGCCATACAAGTCAAACGCTAATATGTCCGGACGTAAATCGTAAACTTTGTCTATTTCATACAACACATCATCTGCTCTTTTGGTTATTGGTCTGTTGACCATTACGTTAAGATAGTTGCCGGACACGCTAGTGCTGGCATAAGGACTTGATGTTGAATACTTTACGTTTGACATTAAATGAATCCTTTATCTAACTGTTGGCCGGCTGCAAATTGTTCAAAATTGAATTCCAGTTGTCGCTTACGGCTGTACACTGGTTGTAAACTAACATTTATAGTGCTTAATGTTGGGATGCGCTGTCCGTTGCTCGCCGCGATATAGTCTACCTCAGGCGGCATTGCATGGGTAAAATTAGTAACCAAGCACGGAACATGTGGCAAATAGTGTTTACCGTATCCATCTAAATATACTATCGGTGGTGGAGATCCTTGAAATTCTCCTGAATTACCAAAAAACATTTTCGTAGCTGATCTAAAAAAGTGTATGGTCGCCAACACGTAGTCTGCTTCGCTAGACGTTTGTGCTGAAAATTCCCCACTGATTTGGATATCCTGTACTTGACTGCTTTGGTAAAAGTAGTTTGTATAGTTACTGTGTGTTAGATCTGTGGAGTTGTATTTTGCTGATTGCTGTATTTGTAGGGTAGGAACATAAGGAAATATTACTCCATCAGTATTCAGCAACGGAAACATAATATCTCCGCCAGCTCTATATAATATATTTGCATTTGGGGAAACACTGATTCGCACACGCCAATCACCACCGTTTCCGCTATTTGCATCCGGCACCTGACTTCCACCATTCCCAAATGTAACTACAGCACCGCCATTTTCGCTAAATACTCGACCACTTAATGCTCCTGCAACAATAGGATCTGTGCCACCAGCAAAAAGATTTACTCCGCCCCCGGAGGCTAATCCTGCTCCAGCTAGTCTGACATTTTGTGGGTTAGGGTCTGATGAAATAGCGGCTGGCCTATTATTTGGCTTGCCGTTTACAAATGCAAAATCAGCGTCGCTGATTCCGCCACGAGGTCCATTAGGACTTTGATTAGTCTTTCTATTACTCGTACTAAACCCTATACCAGGATTGGAAAATAATTTAACGACTGCCATTTTTTTTAAATTCCTCTTGCTCTTTAGATATTTATCTGTTAAATTATATGCTTATATAAAGGAATGCATTCCATGAGAAAACAAAACTATCTCAACAACAGAGATATATTAAAAGAGATACACAAGAGTAAAAAAACGTACTGCAAATTTACAACACCAGAAAACGGTGACTTTGATATTATTCTCCCTAGTGTCGAGCGAATCAACAAAACAAACATAGCAGAAGGACGCAAACTACGTGCTGAAAGACTGGGCAGGGCCGCATTTGATGCCGCACAACTAGAGTCAACAGTAAAACTTAAATTAGACGAGTTTAAGGTAAACACTCGTGACGTGCCTGCTACTGATGTTGTTTTTAGAGTTATGACTTTTGAGCATATACCGCTTGACCCAACTGGTGGGAAAAGAAAAAAGAAACAAATAAAAGAATTGTTTACCGAAGACGAGGATGACATTATCGAAGATATTGTAACCGACGATACTCCTGTAGCAAAAAAACACATAAGATGTAACTTTCCTCCGTTTTTTCACTACAAGATTACCGAGGATGGAGAGCCGTATCTAGTAGGCAAGAGTCATTGGATTGGAGATCTTGAAACGGGAGAGTTTTCAAAAGACCATGGCACTATGACCAACAAACTGGCTCACATGTTTATTAAGTTATGCGAACGCTATGCTACTCGTTCAAACTGGCGTGGTTACACATACAATGATGAAATGCGTAGTACTGCGCTTGTACAGTTAAGCCAAATTGGATTACAGTTTGATGAGTCAAAGTCACAAAATCCGTTTGCTTACTACACTGCCGCGATCACAAATAGTTTTACTAGAGTATTAAATATGGAAAAACGAAATCAAAATTTGCGTGATGACATCTTAGAGATGAACAATTTAACTCCTAGTCATACTAGACAGAACGCAGAGAAATAGCCAAAGTCCTTGGCACATACAACTTTATGTGTTATAATTGCTAAATGACAAATCTATTTAAAAAAGCCGCGGTATGCACGGATATCCACTTTGGGCTAAAAAGCAATAGTACTCAACACAATGAAGACTGTTTAAACTTCATCAAATGGTTTACTGCTAAAGCCAAAGAAGAAGGATGTGAAACTTGTATTTTTACAGGTGATTGGCATAACAATCGTGCCAGTATCAATATTGTTACGTTGAACTACAGTCTCAAAGCACTGGAGCATCTAAACAACAACTTTGATCATGTGTTCTTTATTCCAGGCAATCACGATTTGTACTACAGAGACAAGCGTGATGTGCAAAGTGTAGAATGGGCCAGACACTTGCCCAACGTGCATATCATGAACGATTGGCTACAGGAAGGCGATGTTATCTTTGCACCATGGATGGTAGGCGAAGACTACAAACGTGTGCCCAAGTATTCAGGCAAGTACATGTTCGGACACTTTGAGTTGCCCAACTTCTTTATGAATGCTATGGTGCAGATGCCTGACCATGGTGAAATCAAAGCAGAAGCATTTGGTGGTATCGAAACGGTGTTCACCGGACACTTCCACAAACGTCAAGTGCAACGCAACATACACTATATTGGCAACTGCTTCCCACACAACTATGCAGATGCCGCAGATGATCAACGTGGCATGATGGTATTGGATTGGGGTAAAGATCCAGAATACTTTAGTTGGCCAGATCAGCCACGCTATCGTGTATATCAATTAAGTGACCTGCTACAACACACTGAAGCAAGACTACAACCCGGCATGCATGTGCGTGTTGATTTGGATGTAGAGATCAGTTATGAAGAAGCAACATTTATCAAAGAAGAATTTGTAGACAAATACAAGTTACGAGAGATCACGCTTATTCCGCAAAAGCATGTGTCAGACGATATAAGTTTTGATACACAGGGTAACATTAAGTTTGAAAGTGTAGACACTATTGTTACTGATCAACTAACAAACATCAACAGCGAACAATATAGTCCAAACATGCTGTTAGATATCTACAGGAACTTATGAGTTGGCGTACTGTACAGCTAGGGAACAGCAACTGTGATCAAGATCAAATTATATTAGACTTATATAAAGACACTGCTGTTGATTACATAGGCAATGATCCTGAATTTGCCAGTAAATTAACATTAGATATCAATAGCAAACATGCTGTAGCAGTGTTTAATCAGCCAGGCTTACTGTCAGATTTCATTAATTTTACACAGCAGTTAGCCAAGTATAAAACGTTTTATTTGGGCATAAATCGCTATTTTATATTAGGCAATGATACTACATTGACATACGACACTGTCAATAAAACAGATAGCGAAAATTTGTTTTTTACGGTACAGCAAATACTAAACTGCAATATAGTGCAGTCAGGAACCTATGATAATGATCAAGGACGTTACTTTAACTTTGTGCAACCTTTGACTTGGGTATATGCGACAAACTAAAATCACAGCAGACAATCGTGAAGATTTTTATAGAACTGTATACCCTGTTGTGGGTATGGATAAACACGAGCTGATAGATTTAAATCAGTTACCTGGCACAAAAGTATTGTTTGACAGTGCAGGGTGGCGTTACGAACAATTGTTTGCGGATCAAAAGATTGTTAAACTAGAACACTTAGACTCTTGTAGTTCTTACAAACTAGAGAGACAACAATTTGATTACATTTATACAGATGCTAAAGTTCCTGCGTTAGAGCTAGGAGAAAGCACTCTTGTGTATGATAACGGCACTTACTTAAAATACAAAACTGCACAAGAAATAAAACAATCGTTGGCATATTTGGCAGAACGGTTACAACCATCAATGATTGTGCTACGCATGGTTACTATAACACTAAATGACTTACGCTTTGAAAACAGAGTACAAAGTTTACTAAACACTATCCCAGATGAATACTTTGTTACCAAGTTTAATTACACTGTAGAAAATCTTTACGTGGAAATGAAAATTAAAACAACATATGATTTCGATTGATTTCGTTCCAGGGTCGCACGGACACTTCTTAGAATATGTATGCAACAAGTACATAACGGGACAAGTTGTGGACTTTGATCCGTTCAACAGCATAGGTGCTAGTCATGCGAAGTTCAATAACGAAAACTATAACAAAAACAAGCACTTCCGTGCATTACATTATTCTATAGAAAACATAGATAGATCCGATACTGTACTGCGAATTACCATAGATCACGACGACTTGTTAGTTCTTACTGCAGGAACATTTTTACGTGCAGGAGATTCCAACATTAACTTAAACAGTTTAGAGAACAACACATATCATACACTGTCCGACAGCACATATTTTTCTTGGTTAGTAGAATCGTTAAACAATTCGTATCCCGAACTTGATTTATCGGCAACAAATCCCAACTGCCCAAGACACATACTTAGAGAGTTTTTTAAGTTTGGATTCGCACACCCAGAACAAAATGGTTTAATTTTAGAGTACGGCAAACTATCTTATCCGTCTGATGTAAAATGTTTTGACTTTTCGTATAAAAGTTTTTATAATAAACAGTTGTTTTACAAAAGCCTTAACAAGATTGCCGACTGGGTTGGTAAGAGTTGTAGTTTAGATATCAACAATACTATCTGGGATAAGTTTTACAGTAAACAGATTTTTAGAAATTACAAACAGCAGTGCGACGAAATAATTACTTACGTAAGAAACAAAGAAAGTCTAGCTATTCCTAATTTAGATTTATTACAAGAAAGTTATATCAATGGTGTACTGGAAAAACAGTATGACATTGAAATGCCTTTTTATCAAGAAAAGTATTTTACAAACACCGCTGAGATAATCAAACACTTATGTTTAAAGTAAAAACTCTTACAGTAAAAAACTTTATGAGCGTGGGTAACTCTACCCAAGCTGTGCAGTTTAACCGCAAGGACTTAACACTTGTATTGGGTCAAAATTTAGACTTAGGTGGGGATGATACTGGGGCACGTAATGGTACAGGCAAGACTACAATTATTAATGCGCTAAGTTATGCACTATACGGCGAAGCACTAACCAAGATACGTAAAGACAATTTAATCAACAAAACCAATGATAAGAACATGTTGGTTACTATTGAGTTTGAGAATAATGGTGTTGACTACAAGATCGAACGTGGACGTAAGCCAAACACTGTGGCATTTTATGTTGGTGGGCAAGAGCAAGAGATTACAGATGAGTCACAAGGTGATTCAAGGGAAACACAAGCAGAAATAGAGCGTATGTTGAACATGAGTCATGATATGTTTAAACATATTGTAGCACTTAACACTTACACAGAGCCTTTCTTAAGTCTACGTGCAAACGATCAGCGCACTATTATTGAGCAGTTGCTGGGCATTACCATGTTGAGTGAGAAAGCTGATGCCCTCAAAGAACAGAACAAACAAACAAAAAACGATATCACAGAAGAAGAATATCGTATTAAAGCAGTACAACAAGCTAATGAGCGTGTGCAAGAGCAAGTAGAAGCAACACGTCGCAGACAAACACTGTGGAAAAACAAAAAACAAGAAGAAATTGATAAGTTAGCCAAAGCTCTTGAAAACTTGGACAGTATAGACATTGAAGCAGAGCTGTCTGCACACGACGTACTGGATAAGCACAGTGCGGTATCCAAAGACATAAGCGAAGCAAGTCGTTGGCGTGCGTCAGGAGAGCAAGAGTGTACACGATTAGAGAAACATATTACGAGTTTGACTGCAGAAATTGCCAAGTTGGAAAAGCATGAGTGTTATGCATGCGGGCAAGAAATACACGACGAAAAGCACTTGGAAGTATTAGAAAAGAAACGAGCAACACTAGCAGAAACGGAACAGCAACACAATGAAAGTAAAGAAAAAGTACAGATTCAAGTTGACAAACTTGCAGAGCTCGGCGACCCGGGGCCAATCCCAAATGTGTTCTACGACTCAAAAGAAGACGCAATCAATCATAAAAACACAATCGAAAACTTAACTAATCAACTTGAAACAAAATTAGCAGAATCTGATCCTTATGAAGAACAGATTACTGAAATGGAAACACAAGCAGTACAAGAAGTTGATTATGCTAAAATAAACTCGCTTACCAACATAAAAGAACATCAAGACTTTTTGTTAAAACTGTTAACCAACAAGGACAGTTTTATACGTAAACGAATTATTGATCAAAACTTAACTTATCTCAACACAAGACTAATACAGTACTTGGACAGGATTGGACTTCCGCATACTGTGCAGTTTAATAACGATTTAACAGTAAGCATTGAGGAACTGGGTAGAGAACTAGACTTTGATAATTTAAGCAGGGGTGAGCGCAACAGGCTGATACTAAGCATGAGTTGGGCATTCCGTGATGTGTGGGAAAGTTTATATCAACAAATTAATTTAATGTTTATCGACGAAGTAATTGACACTGGTATGGATGCCAGCGGAGTTGAAAATAGTTTAGCAATACTTAAAAAGATGGCACGTGAAGGTAATCGCAGTGTGTGGTTAGTATCACACAAAGATGAACTAGCAGGGCGTGTTAACAATGTATTAAGTGTGGTGAAAGAAAATGGCTTCACCTCATACAATAACGATGTAGAAATTTCATAGGGTCAACTAGTCTTGATAATTACACTTAATGTCATGGTTATTTGAATCTAAAGAAATAGAAGTACTACCTGAGGATTGTGTTGGATTTGTATATTTAATAACAAATTTAACAAATAATCGTAAATACATCGGGAAGAAACTTGCACGGTTTAAAACCAGCAAGCCACCCCTTAAAGGTAGAAAAAACAGACGCCGGGGAACAAAAGAAAGTGACTGGCGCGAATATTATGGCTCAAACGACGAACTTAACGAAGATATAAAACAACTAGGCACAGAAAACTTCAAAAGAGAAATACTCTACTATTGTAATAGCAAGGCAGAATGCAGTTATATCGAGGCTCGAGAACAATTCAGACACAAAGTCTTAGAATCACAAGAATACTATAACGGACATATTCAAGTCCGTGTCCATGGCTCACACATTATAAACAAATTAAGTAGTAACAGCTAACACAGGCTAATTTCGTGTGTACCAAACCTGACAGTGATGTGTACAGGGACGTAAGACTTGCCGCTACAGCAAGCACTCAATCACTACCCGTATGGATGAAGACTCTCAATGCTAGAGTTTGATTGTTTGAACAGGATTCAATAAAGCTAAAAAGACGCAGTAGCGATACTGCACGTTTGTGTAATATGTTAGCGTATGTTATACAAGCCGCCGTTGTTAAGACGGAGCTCGAGGTACCGGACAACCGCCTCTGTAATGCTCTAATGCTAAGTGACTGTTATACTCAGATGAAGCAGTTTTACTTTTTTGCCCGCCCTGGGCAAAGAGTGACCATATGATCTAGATGAAACGTGTAAAAGCACCTTACTAAAAAAACAAGTTGATGAGTGCTAACGAAATCAACAGACTAACGAAGTTAGTCTTAAAAGAATGGCATTCCTGACTTTTTAGTTGTTTCTAGATTTTCTTTGATTAGTTTAGACATAAGTGATCTATCTTCGTAAGACAAATGCATTCCTTCGTCGTAAGAAAGACTACCCCGCATATACCAACACAATTTAAGGATTTCTTCTTTTAAGGCTTTTGACTCTTTTTCTAGTTGGTCAAAATATTTTAACATGTCCGGTTGCGACATGGTCAAAAGCCTTAGCCGAAAAAATTACTAAACTCAAAACTCATTGAAGTCTCGTACTGCTTTTCGCATCCTGCACACTCAACATCAAATGGTTTAATTTTATTTTGTTGTGCTAAACTTTCTACGTGTGTTTTGATTTGCTCGTATGTTTTTCTATCACAGTTATTTAAGAAGTCTAAAATATGCTTTTGATTAGTAACAGCGGTGTCTTCAACAGTAATACTTTTAATACTGTCAGCAATAACAGACACATTTAGATCTGTAACTTCTGGCAATAACTGGTTGAATCTTTTGGTTTTTTCTTCCTCGGTGAGGTCACTTGCCATGATTGTTTGTAGTAGACTTTGCGTCTTGAAGTTGGCCAAGTTACTGTTATTAATCGTTTCGAAAAGTTGCGGTTTAAACTCTATTACTAACTCAGCAGTTTCTATGCTGTCGAACACAGGTTCTGTCATGGTATCCATTAACACTCGCAAGTCTATAGCGTGTTCATTAGTTTCGTTGCAATGTTTGCACTGTGATGTAAGAGTCAATTCATCCCCATAGCTGGCTATTCTCATTGCTACGAGAATAGCATCGAGATCACAAACAGGAATTTTCCATGCATTCTTTATGCTAGGGAAGCAACTTTGTATTACATTAACAGTGCCTTCGCCATTCATAAGCGCATCTGGCGTCTTGATAGTAATCTCATCTTTTACAGTCATTGAGTATACAGGAATTTGACCTGACTCGGGCAAGTCTATAGATCCTGGAGACCAATGCTGGCCTTTGCTAGGTAAATCTAAATAAATTGCAGGCTGCCTAAAATGTTTTGATAACGGGTTGTTCGGTTCATTAACCATGGTTTTGAATCCTATAAATAGTAATAATAGATACAATATTTATAAGTGAAAACATATGGCTGTTAATATTAATATTCCTGGAATTGGTACTGTCAGTGCTACTAACGCGGCAACTGAGTCGACGTTGCAAGCACTTTTGGCCGCAACACGTGGCCAAAATACCATTATACGATCTAACGAGTCGACTATTGCGTACCAAAATCAAATTCAAGAACGAACGGCACGTGCGACTAGTTCTCAATTTGGTGGTATAGCTTCTAGTGCGAATAGGGCAGGGGGTGCAGTCAGTAGATTTGCAGACGATGTAGCAGGTGGACTTAATGATGTTCAGATGCGAACGTACACCTTTGGGCAGTATCTTACAGATTTAGGACACGCTACAGCTACACTGGCCGATCGTATGATAATGGACAGCAGAAGCCTTGCAAGA